ATATAAGCAACTCAACACAATAAATATTTCAATCATTTTTCCTCTCTGTTCTCGCTTGACCCTTGAGCCGTTGTTCACGGCTCAAGGTTCTATGGAGTAAACACGGTCAATTTAACTTGACCCGTGAGCCGTTGATTATACTAACGCCTCGTCAGGCTCAACGGCTCACGGCTCAAGTCTGAGACTTAAGCCGTCTTTTTTTCTAACTCTCTTTCTGTCTCTATGTTGTAAGCGGTATTTTCACACGCCCACCACGCAAGAGCATTTTTAAAAGTTGTTGCATCTGTTATATTTTTGCAACCGTTCCAATTACTAATCATAAAAGGAATTGTTTCTCCTAAATCTTCGGCAACGGTGTTTAAATCGTCCCAGATTTCCTCTTCGTGTTTTTCGTAAAATTTAACGGTATCTTCATAATAAATTAACTCACTTATAGAACCGTTAGAACAACCATATTGTGCTATATCACTTATTAAAAAACGCTCCTCTTTCTCGCCTCTTAATAAGAACTGTCTTATTGTTTCATTTGCTTTCATATATATTACTCCTTTATAAAAAAACTTTTAGCAGCGAATTGTGGCAAAAATAAGGCATCCTAGAAAATAATTTATTTTCCCTATTGAAAGTTTTTTATTTTTTTAATAAGGTTCACATATAAAGAAATAAAAAAAGGAGTAAACAAAAATGAAAATAGATACAAAAACAACACAAGACTTATTTAAAGTTGACAATTGTCCTAATTGTGATGGAGATGGTAAATTTCATATTGAAAAAGATAATTATGAAATTATTGAAGATTGCGACATTTGCAAAGGAACGGGAGTAATATAAAATGAAAAAATGCGATCGTGATTTGATTATTTTTTTAAAGAAAAATAATAATCAATGGCAATGGTACTCTAATGACCGTGCAACAAAAAAAGTAGTATCTAGATTAGTAAATAGAAATATTTGTCAATCTAGATCTGAGTTGCTTGATAATGGTTATATTTATAGAGAAGTAAAACTAACAAGGGAGTAATATAAAATGGTTATAAACTACGATGAAGTAAAAAAACTAAAGTCTTTTTATGGTGTCCAATTAAGAGGTAATGAAAGTTTTACTGAACTAATTAGCATTGAAAAAGAATACAGAGAAAGAAAGAAAAGAGAACAAGCCAACATTGATAGAGTTGACAGTCAGACCAAAGTAAATAGACTAAGAGAAAAGGGAGTAATATAAATGGACAAACAACTTTTATTAATAATTCTAGTTTGTGTGGTCTGTGGTTCGTGGTTCGTGTTTAAAGAACATCAAGCCAAAAAACGTAGACAAGAACGATTGAACAAAATTAAATTTGATTAATTCCCTAGACCTTTAAACAAGGCACACGAAACCCGCCACGCTGAAACGCTTGGCGGGTTTTTTTATTTGTAGGGGTCTCAAACGGTGGCGGAAATTAGAGCGGGTCGATTTATCGACCCCCCTTTTTACTATTATGGATGTTATAATGTATATATATATGCTTGATTTAAACAGTTAAACACGTTAAAAATCGTTTTAAGCCGAAGAGGCACCCCAAAAAATTTTTTATAAAAAAAATTTACAAACTAAAAAATTTTTTGCAAAATTTTAATATGAATTCAAATATAGACATAAGTAAATTACCACTGGATGTTAAGAAAGAATATCTACAGCTTAAAGTAAAATACTCTGAAAAATTAATTCAAGTAAAAGCAAAAGAAGACTTCCTGTCTTTTGTAAAATGTGTATGGCCTGAATTTGTAGAAGGCGCTCATCATAGACACATTGCAAAAAAATTTAATCAACTTGCAAAAGGTGAAATTAATCGTTTGATTATTAATATGCCACCAAGGCATACTAAATCTGAATTTGCATCTTACTTACTACCAGCGTGGATGGTGGGCCGTGATCCAAAACTCAAGATCATTCAAGCAACTCACACGGGAGAACTAGCGGTAAGGTTTGGTCGTAAGGCAAAGAACTTGATCGATAGTGATCCTTACAAGAAAATTTTTTATACAAAATTACAAGAGGATTCCAAAGCAGCTGGAAGATGGGAAACGGCACAAGGGGGAGAATACTTTGCAGCTGGGGTGGGTGGAGCAATTACCGGACGGGGCGCAGATCTTTTAATCATAGACGATCCACATTCGGAACAAGATGCACAATCTAAGGTTGCCTTAGAGTCTGCTTACGAATGGTATACTTCTGGTCCTCGTCAGCGTTTACAACCTGGTGGTAAAATTATTTTGGTTATGACGAGATGGTCACAGAAAGATTTAACAGGATTACTTCTTGCTAATCAAAAGGAAGCTAAATCTGATAAATGGCACGTGGTCGAATTTCCAGCGATCTTGGACCACGGATCACCGGTCTGGCCAGAGTATTGGAAGTTAGATGAACTTGAGAAAGTAAAAGCAACACTACCCGTTGCTAAATGGAATGCACAGTGGATGCAAAAGCCAACTTCAGAAGAAGGTGCAATTTTAAAACGTGAGTGGTGGAGAATTTGGAAACACGATTACATTCCACAAATTCATCACGTCATACAATCTTACGATACTGCGTTTATGAAAAAGGAAACGGCTGACTATTCTGCCATTACGACTTGGGGTATTTTTTACCCGGATCAAGATTCAGGGGCCAATATGATATTACTTGATGCCGTTAAAGGTAGATATGAGTTTCCTGAACTAAGGCGTTTAGCATTAGATCAATATAAATACTGGAATCCTGAAACGGTAATTATTGAGTCTAAAGCCTCTGGATTGCCATTAACTTATGAATTACGTAAGATGGATATACCAGTTGTTAACTTTACACCGAGCAAAGGAAATGATAAACATGTGAGAGTAAATGCATGTGCACCCCTTTTTGAATCTGGTGTAATATGGGCTCCCGAGCAAAAATTTGCAGAAGAGGTTATTGAAGAGTGTGCCGCATTTCCATATGGTGATCACGATGACTTAGTGGACTCTACGACACAAGCGATCATGCGATTTAGACAGGGTGGTCTTGTTCAGCATCCTGAAGACTACGTAGAAGAACAAAATACGGTTAAACGAAAACGGATTTACTATTGAAAAAACTAACTACAACTACACCTCCACTAAGAGGACCAAATCCACAAGGCTTGAATATTCCCTTAAAACAAGTTAGAACAGTAAGATTGGAGAAAATAAATGGCAGACATAGACAAAGCACTTCCAAACGAAGTAAGAACAGAGATTGATATTCCAGGCGAAGAGCAAATCGCTGAAGAAGTTAACGTCGAAGAACTTACTCCTGAAAAAGGCCCAGTAGAAGTTACTCCAGAAGAAGACGGTGGAGTTACAATTGATTTTGATCCATCAGCGGTTAACGTTCCAGGAACAGAAAATCACTATGATAATTTAGCAGACTTATTACCGGATAATGTTTTAGATCCAATCGGTAATGATCTTAAAAATAATTACATGGACTATAAAATGTCCAGAAAAGATTGGGAACAAACTTACACTGAAGGTTTAGATTTACTAGGTTTCAAATACGAAAACAGAACAGAACCATTTCAAGGAGCAAGTGGTGCAACTCATCCAGTTTTAGCTGAAGCTGTTACACAGTTTCAAGCAATGGCTTATAAAGAATTATTACCAAGTGATGGTCCAGTAAGAACTCAAATCTTAGGTGCCATCGATCCACAAAAAGAACAACAAGCTCAACGTGTTAAAGAATTCATGAATTATCAAATCATGGATCAGATGCAAGAGTATGAACCAGAGTTTGATTCAATGTTATTTCATTTACCACTTTCAGGTTCTTCATTTAAAAAAGTTTATTATGACGATTTACTAGGACGAGCAGTTTCTAAGTTTGTTCCAGCAGATGATTTGATTGTTCCGTACACGGCTACCTCATTAGACGATGCGGAATCAATCATACATCAAATTAAAATTTCTGAAAACGATTTAAGAAAACAACAAGTCTCTGGATTCTATAAAGATATAGAACTTGCACCACCTGCTCAAATTGAAAACAAAGTAGAGGAAAAGGAAAGAGAATTAGAAGGAACTAAAAAAACTGGTAAACCTGATGATGTTTATACATTATTAGAATGTCATATAAATTTAGATTTAGAAGGTTTTGAAGACTTAGATTCAAATGGTGAGCCCACTGGAATTAAACTTCCATATATTGTTACAGTAGAAGAAACATCTGGAAAAATTTTATCAATAAGAAGAAATTATAAACCTGATGATCCAAGAAAAAATAAAATTCAATATTTCGTTCATTTCAAATTTTTACCAGGTTTAGGTTTCTATGGTTTTGGTTTAATACATATGATTGGCGGATTATCTAGAACTGCAACTTCTGCACTTCGTCAATTATTAGATGCAGGTACACTCTCCAATTTACCTGCAGGATTTAAACAAAGGGGTGTTAGAGTTAGAGATGAAGCTGCTCCAATTCAACCTGGTGAATTTAAAGATGTAGATGCACCTGGTGGATCTTTAAGAGATGCTTTCTATCCACTTCCTTACAAAGAACCTTCTCAAACTTTATTAGCCTTAATGGGTATTGTAGTACAAGCAGGTCAAAGATTTGCTTCTATAACTGAAATGCAAGTTGGTGATGGAAATCAAAATGCAGCTGTAGGTACAACTATTGCTCTTCTTGAAAGAGGATCAAAAGTTATGTCGGCAATTCACAAAAGATTATACACTGCACTTAAACAAGAATTTAAATTATTAGCAAAAGTTATTTCAACTTATTTACCTCCAGTTTATCCATACGATGTTGTAGGGGGTTCACGTGAAATTAAACAAGCTGACTTTGATGATAGAGTAGATATTTTACCTGTTGCAGATCCAAATATTTTTTCTATGTCTCAAAGAATAACTCTTGCTCAAACAGAATTACAATTAGCTACATCAAATCCACAACTACATAATCTTTATGCAGTTTATAGAAATATGTATTCAGCTTTAGGTGTAAAAAATATTGATCAAGTTTTACCACCACCAACTCCTCCAATGCCTAAAGACCCATCTTTAGAACACATTGATGCATTAGCAGGAAAACCTTTTCAAGCTTTTCCAGGTCAGGATCACAGAGCACATATGACTGCGCATTTAAATTTTATGTCTACTAATATAGTTAGAAATAATCCTGCGATTATGGCTTCTATTCAAAAAAATTGTTTAGAACACATTTCATTAATGGCTCAAGAACAAGTTCAATTAGAGTTTAGAGAACAAATGCAAGAAATGATGATGATGCAACAACAAGCACAAACCAATCCACAAGTAGCACAACAACTTCAAGCTTTAACTCAACAGATTGAAGCTAGAAAAGCTATTCTTGTTGCTGAAATGACAGAGGAATTTATGAAGGAAGAGAGAGAAATTACATCACAATTTGATTCTGATCCTTTATTAAAGTTAAAGTCTAGAGAAATAGATCTTAGAGCAATGGAAAATGAACGTAAAAAACGTGCAGATGAGTCTAAAGTTGATCTTGATCGGGCTAAATTAGTACAAGCTAAAGATAATTTTGAACAAAAACTAGAACAAAACGAAGATTTAGCTAAATTAAGAGCAGGTGTATCTCTTGCTAAGTCAGGAATGCAGTCTGCAATCGTAGAGGTAGATGATTAATGAGAAAAAAAATGACAAACTCACAAAAAAAGGTTAAAACTGTAATGAGAGAGTTTAAATCTGGCAAACTTCACAGCGGTAAGTCAGGGAAAATTGTAAAAAACCCTAAACAGGCCATTGCAATAGCTCTTTCAGAAGCTGGTAAAAGCAAAAAACGGAGATAGTATGAAAAACTACAAAAAAAGCAAAGCAGTTAAAATTCCTTCTGAAAATCTAATCGTAGATCCAAGAAGTGAAACTAGCATCAGAGGCAAAAATTACATTGCAACTGGTGATAAGACAACTGTTAAAGGTACTGGCAAGGCTAGAAAACAAACAGCAACTTGGTACTAGTATGATTCCCTGGGGACTATTTGGTTCAGGGATCAAAGCTGGACTAGAAATTTACAAAAACAAAAAAGCAGCTGACGTTGCAATGTCAGAAGCTAAACTTCTTCACATTGAAAAGATGAAGAGAGGTGAAATAGAATTTTCTGGAAAGATTGCAGACAATCAGAAAAACGACTGGAAGGACGAATTTGTACTTTTAACAATTTCTTCGCCATTGTTTTTGTTGGCATATTCTGTATTTGCAGAAGATGAGAAAATGCAAGAGAAGATTGACTTGTATTTTCAAAAATTACAAGAAATGCCTTGGTGGATAGTTGGATTATGGGTTTCAGTAGTCGCAGCTATATATGGACTTAAGGCTACAGATGTAATAAATATGAATAAAAACGGAGGAAAATAAAATGCCAAAAAATAAAAAAGAAATACGTGTAAACCATTCAATGGATCATCCAGATGTAGTTAGGATTGCAAAAAGTAAAAAGAAGGATAGAGAAGAATTTAAAAAAGAATACCCTATTCTTTCTAAATTTATGCCAACACGAAGTGATGAACAAATTAAACAAAGTGCAAAAAGAATGGCAGATTCTATGCAAACTGAAGGTGCAAAAATAAGAACAGCCACAGAAGGATCTTTTGCAAAAGGCGGTCTAGTTAAAAAAGGTAAACCTAAACTAGCAAAAAAAGGTTGGAGATAAATATAAACAAAAATAAATAAGGAGAACAATATGTCAAATCCAAGATATAACAAACAAACAACAAACCAAAGAGTAGCTAAAGCTGAAGGCGGAATGTTAAAAGAAATTCCTGCAGATAAGAAAAAATCTTTAGGAAAACTTCCTACTAAAGTTAGAAACAAAATGGGCTTTATGAAAAAAGGCGGAAAAGTAAAAAAATAAAAAATGATTAAAAAATTATTTAAAATTTTTTTTGATAAATTCTGTAGACGTTTAGAGACCCCCATTGCACCTGATGATGCTTTTGTTTCTAAAGGTCATTGTGATGATCACCCAAAATTTAAACACAGATGTTCAAAGTGTCAGGATTCATTAAATGGCTAAATTGTGTCCAAGAGGAAAAGCAGCAGCAAAAAGAAAATTCAAAGTATACCCAAGTGCGTATGCCAATATGTATGCCTCTGCAGTTTGCTCTGGGAAAGTAACACCAGGCGGAAGAAAAAACAAAGCAATGGGCGGATCCATAAATTCAGTTTCTCAAGAGAGAAAAGCTAGATCCAATTACAACCAAGGCGGAGTTGCAAAAGGTTGTGGTGGAGTAATGAACAATAGAAGAAAAGTAACTAAGAAATATTAATATGGCTCAAGGAGGTTTAAGAAAATGGGTACAAGAGAAATGGGTAGACATAGGAGCGCCGAAGAAGAACGGGAAGTATCAACCTTGCGGAAGAAGCAAGGGGGAGAAAAGAGCCTATCCAAAATGCGTCCCACTTGCAAAAGCCACACGGATGACAAGTTCGC